ATTGGAGTTCGACCAATTTCGGTTGGTCCCCAAAAAGACTCTGTCTGGATGAAGAACGATTATGTGACCTCTTCTGAAGATGTCAACCCACTTACAATTGGTTGGAACAGCTTGGAGTACACGCAGGTGATTAGTAAGTTGCGACGCAATTGTTGTACTTTTGTCACACGGCGCTTCGAAGATGGTGTCTGGAGGAGGAGAGACAATCGAGCTGTCTGTGTGGGAGGTCAAGTGTTTATGACAAACAATCATGGTCTGCCACCTGTTGGTGATTTGAATTTGGAGGTTATACTTGGGTCAAGTAAAGATGGCATCACACCAAATCTTTCGTTAGTTTTGGAGCAGAGTGATATTCATCGTTATCCTGATCAGGATCTAGCTTTTGTGGAACTGCGTGATTTGCCACCACACAAGAATATAATGGGTTTATTTCCCAACGAATCTCTTGATGGTAAGTATAAGGGTACATATGTTGCTCTGGATGATTCAGGTGAATTGCGGAAATTCGATCTAAGTATTTTAGGTCGTTCCGAAATTTTTGTGGAGAGTTGCACGAGTGGGCAATTTGATCGCAAATATAGAATGTGGCAAGCAGTTGCTGATAGTGATACCTTACGCGGTGATTGTGGATCATTGATGGTCGCACAAACGCCATACGGGCCTGCTATTTTGGGTATTCATATGTTAGGTGGTGTAGGTGCTCAAGTTGCTGCACTATCAGTCTCACGTTCTGATGTCGAAAAAGGAGTTGCTAGTTTTGGTACCCTTCACGTGCAAAATGGCCCTCCCACATTGAGTGCCCCCGGTGTTACTCGAGTTGTGGGTGAGCTGCATCGAAAGGCATCGGTGAGATACATTCCGCAAGGATCAGCAAAAGTGTATGGATCTTTTGTAGGCATGAGAGGTGCTCACAAATCTAGTGTTGTGCAAACTCGCATCTGTGAAAGTATGATTAGCCGTGGCTATCAGATCAAAACTGGTCCCCCAGTCATGAGTGGTTGGTTACCT